ATCAATGCCCTTAGACGAAGCTTCATGATTTCCCATTATCTTTCTCCCTTAGGTAGGAAAGGATTTCTTTCAACTGGCGGTTTTGTGCGTCTATGGTAGACCCACCATGATTTGGTTTTACATGGTACTGTACGTCCTTGAGTTTATCCTCGATATCATCCAGTCGAGCCACAACGCCGGGCCTATCAGGAGTTCCCTCCCATGTCGAGAGCATTACGGAGAGGTGATCTAGAAATCGGGTAAATCGGTAGACGAACTTTCCAATAATCGTCACTAGGGTAATAACCCCAATTACCAGGGCTACATCTAGCGTCTGAGGTAAACTAATCATCGGACAAAAATTTCTGCGAACATATTGCGAGTCTCTGGCGAGTCAGAGAAAAGACGCCCTTTTCGATACGTGCTCCGCATAATGGATAACACTTTGTCACCATACATGAGCAGCCTCTCTCCCTCTCGCAGATCTGTAACCTTATAGGCCCATCTTACACGATCGCCTCGCGGCTGGCGACGCTGGGCGAACCACGTGGCCCCGTCGATCCAGATGGAGACCTCCCCGTCAGGGCAGCGGAGTGAGAAGGCGTATTTTGCTTTACCCGATTTCTTCATAACAAAATCATCATAATTATCTGCGAACTTGTTGCTGATAGCATACTCAGCATAGTCCTCAGCATAGTTTGTAATGAACGAGCCGAACCGAGTGTGTGCTACTTCTGACTGGAATTGCTCACTGTCAACAAAGTCGGTGACAATAAAACCGTCAGCATGGCGGGAGACACCCTCAACGGGATCGATATGAAAACGGATGAAGTAGGGGTTCATGATGGACACAGAGTTTGAGAGCATAAGACAGCGAACTCTGTCTTGATAACGGTCTACTGTTGAGTAGAAATCCATGAACACCTTTGCCTCATCAGGTAGATATCTAAGCGACCCCTTGTCGATGATGAACTCATCAAAGATGATCGTGTAGACATTTGGGTAGGCGATTGACTTGTTCGCCTGTGCTGTAGACAGTGGAATGAAGTAGCCAATCGTCTCCCACTTCTTACCCACCTTGCGCTGGGCGAATTGTCCCTCGACGCGAAACTTTTCGTCGGGAAATTCATTCTGAATGTCGGCGAAGAAAGAGTTGCGACCTTTTAACTCAGTCTTGTAGCGTCGAAGGTAGATGAATTGTTGGCCCTTGTTGATCGCATTCTTGATAACAATTTTCTTAGCACCATAGGTCTTACCTAAGCCGCGAGCACCCATAATCATGTTGAATACGCCTGCATATGAGAGCACCTTCGAGAACGAATAGTAACTGAATTTCTTTTTCAATCGTGTCTCCTTACCGTCCACCATCGAGTGCCGGCAAGGCGATCGATGCTAGTAATTACGGGTCCATAATACGGATTTCCTCCATGTCCAATCAAACGATTGGAGTCCACAACCATCTCTACGTGATCAGTTTCAGGATAGTAGGACCCCGTCGATCGCCATGCCATGACGATCATGTCACCGGGTCTCAGCATGGCGCGCTGCGCGGCCGTCATGGCACCGCTACCGCGGGGCATTACCTCTCTTCCACGGTTGTACTGATCGCCTGTCCAGGTGCCTACGAACGTGCCTGACGTGTCCTTGTAGGCCCTGTAGATCGTGGATGAGCAGTCACCGAAGCCTGAGTTGTCGGGATCCAGGCGGCCAGGCGCCTGACGGTACCCGAATTTCCCGATGCGCGACATCATCCACTTCAAGGCCTTCGCACCCTTGGACCCGTCGCCACCCCCACCAGGGTCGCCACCGCCCGTGTTGGGTGCTGCTGCACTTCCCTCGTTGAATCCGAGCGCGTGGGCGTTGTTCCACGCGCCCGAGACGATCTCCTGGACCTTGGCCTCGGAATTACCCATATCCATTTTCCAGAGATTGATGCCCACCGGGGTTCCCACTGAGGTTCCGAAGCGCGTGCGTAGCCATACCAGGTTTGAGTTGTCGAGCAGCAGATACCCAACGCCCGGCCCGACAACGAGGCTGGCGAAGTTGGACTGCGACGCCCTACCACCATTGCCGTCAGGCGTAGTAGTGCTACTGGATCCACTGCCGCCAACGCCACTTGTGTCTTTTGACTTGATGATGTTGTACGCAGTGTTGTAACGGGTACTGTATACGCCTAGTACAGCGTCTGAGAGGATGGCGGCCTTCATGCCGTCGAGATTTGTTCCGCCAACGCGGTTGGCGATTCGCATCGCCCGCTGTGGAGACTGATGGTAGGCGACGGCCCACAGAATGAATGTCTCAGTGTTGGTGTCGGGGTTGATTCCGTACTTGAGCGCCATGTTTCTATATGTGGCGTTGGCGTCAAAGATTAGTTGGTCGTCCTGAATGTTACGGTTATTAAGTAGGAACGGCTTGAGCGCGTCACCGAAGTTTCTGGGCAGATAGTAGGTGTTCCAGAACGGGTCACTCTCATTGTGTGCGTTCATGACGTTTCGGAAGTCCTGGGGTAGAGCCCCGTAACCCGCAGAATCCACACTTTTCATCTTGTTAATTAGTGCTGCGGCGCGAGTACCATACCACTGTCCGATTCCCACAGTAATCGGGTCGCTGTAGTTGATAGCAGCATAGTTCATAGACGATTCCACAGTGCCGATCGCCTTGACCCACACTTTTCGCATGGTTTCATCCCAAGCCATTTATCCTCCCTAGATAGCCGTCTGCCCCCATTTTACCATGGGGGCAGACGGTGTTTAGAAGATGGAGTAGGACGCGTCAATCGCCAGTCGAGTCCCTGCGGGAATGTCCTTCAAGGCGATTACGTTGCCGTTGTGGTTCACATTCCCCCGGAATGCTGTGGAGTCCTGCCACATCGTCACGTAAAAGTTCGTGTACGGGCGAGCCCAAGCGGGAAGCCTGAACAGGACCTCACCGTTCGTGACGCTACCGACCTCGAATGTTGCGTGGATGGTGACGTCGTCGCGCTCCCGACGGCAGACGGCGTAGAGGAAGTTGTTCTGTCGCACGTTATTGAGATTTGCGAGTCCTGTAATGTCCTCCCAGCCGTAATTGACCCAACCAGATCCACCGCGAAGCCATGCATCAAACTGCTGCTGGGCGTATTTATAACCCGCGGGCGTGAAGTGGACATTCATATCGGGCGTGAAGAACTTAGCCTCCTGTCCATTATGGAACCACGAGCGAGACCCTTCGCAGACAACTGCTCCGTGTGGGGTGGCGAGTCGCTTGATCGCGTTCGTTGTTGAGGCGCAACGACGAGCGATATTGAAGTCGTTGTTTGCGTCACACTCGTTGTACAGTGCAGGAAGGACGATGATGTCTTTGCAGTTCGGGAACGCCTCCTTGAGTTTTTGCATGAAGCGCTCAAATGGCTGACTGATATCTCGGCCGGTTCGGATATCGTAGATGAGATCGATGATGTAACAACGTCCTGTCAGGCCTCGCTGAAACTCACTAATCTGGGTCGCAGCATTATTGAGCATGGTAAGAAAGTTGTTGTCATCGTTTGACGTGAAGCCTCCACCGTTTGATGCATAGTTGTGAGGGATCTCCCCCTTGCTCCTGCACCACTCGTCCCACGTTCCGTTGGCATATCCAGTAAGGATCGCGTTGGATGACCCGAGGATAAGAGTATGTGGATACTTGCTCACCCTGTTGACGATGCTGTTGGACTCAAGGTCGTTCAGTCGACGGTCGGCATTTGCCTTGTTACTGTTAACCGACGAACGGACCGTAGTCAACTCATCCAACACATCCTGCATTCCCTGACTGCTGGCGACGGCGATCTGTGACCCGTCCTTGGCGGTAGTGGTGAAGAACTTGCCTGAGGGGTGCTTCTCAAACTTCTCGACCAGGAGAGACTTCAAGAATGCGTCGGTCTGCTTGTCGAGTTCCTTCAGCGCATTCTTGAACGCAGTCTGTTGCGTCTCGAATACGTCGCGATTAGACTCCACGAACTCCTTCACCTTCTGGTTGAAGTCGGCGACGATCCGCTGTTCCTCCTCTCCGAACTCGTTGACGTACTCAACAATATCGGAGATAACCTCACGCAACTTGGATAGGACTTCATAGTACGTGAGCCCGTCTCCGTAGGTGAACGGTGTTACGTTATTAATGTTGACGGTGTTGATGAGGTAGTTGGCCTCCTCCATTCTCCTATAGATCTGTAGCCAGCGGCGAGACTTGTCGGCAATAGGCATTTTTACTCCTAGTACATTCCATAGTTGAGGCGGTGACGGGTGCGGGGCTGGGCATTGTCCCAGATGCCCATAAACAAGTCGGACAGTTCTGCAATAACAAAGTCGTCCACGTTCACGAGGGTGTTTCGATAGCGAGCGATCTGCTCACCCTTCCCCATATTGTAACCCGTGGAGAGGGAGTGTTGGTTGTTCCGATAGTCGTTGGTTCCGGTGCTGCTCGACGTCGAGGTTGACGTGTTCGTGCTCTTGCCCTTGGTGGACGCGTCGCTGATGGAAGTTGCATAGTCCCCGTCTCCCGCCAGCCGGCTCTGTGGAGTGTCAGACCCCACTGTACGGCCCGTGGAGTTGGTAGTGCCGGATCCGTCGCTGTCCTGCCGGTTCGTCCCACTGTTCTGCGACCTCCCATCCTGAGAAGTCTCATTGACGCGACGCCCACCATCCAAAGGATCATTGTTGAGGAGTTCCGCCTCATACATGCGATTGTATCGGGGCATGATGCGTTCCATCTTCAGTTTAAGTCGCCAGATGAAGATGTCCGGTGTCTCGTGCGCAATCTCTTGGAGCCAGTACTCTCGCTTAATTCGGTCGTTCAGCACCTTGCGATAGTCCTCGTTAAAAATGGGGTAGTCGTCAAGGCCGATATGATCTCCGGTTACCTTAACAACATCCTTAAGGCGCATTGTGAACTGTGCAGGCACTACTTCTCTCCTTCCGTTTCGTAGGTGGTCAGGTTCTGTGCGGCCAGGTAGTCCTCCATGTTCGGGGCGGCGTTGTCGTCGACCGCCCACTCGCACGAGATCTGTAGCCCGAACTTCTCGTTGATCTGCTCACACGCAAGTTGACGGGGCTTCATGAATGACTCGCGTGACGCCAGGACCTGGCCCGAGTTTCCCGCGGCCTCCTCAACAACCATGCGTTCGCGCTTCTCGCTGTTCACGTTCATGATCCCGAGCATTGTCAGAGCCTCACCCCAGATCTTGGCTTTGGACTCCATGTGCTTGATGCTGGAGACGGCGCCCGCTCCAGCATTCTGGTTCAGTGGGAAGACTCCGATCATGCTGGCTAGGTTGTCAACGGCCAAATTTTCGGTTCCCCATACAACAGGTTCACCATCGTAAATCTTGCTAATCAAATTCTGAACAGTAAGCCGTTGATCCTGAGAGCAGGCAACGATCATGGGGTTGCGCTCATTTAATAGGTCGATCTCGATAGTGCGGTCAATCTGGGCGAGGCGTGCAGCGTAGGAAAGCACAACATCAATCTCAGGCACTCTAATCTGGTTTCCCCAGATACAGACGGACTCGCTGGCGGGCACGTCGCGCGAGTAAATGCCGTTTCGTGTTACTCGATAACCAGTAGGATTGTCCTGAATATCCAGGGGCCCTGAGATTGTTGCGGGCATTGCCATGAACATCTCAAATAATGTGTCGTAGTAGAATACGCTGTACCCATTATTGAAGATGGTTGTCTCAATGAAGCGCGGATCAATTCCATTAGGGAGGCCTTCCCAGGTAAACCTGGAAATGCATTTCCCCATCAATTGGCGCCTGTACATGTATTCCAGCGCCGCCTGTCGATTCTCGGACGTAGATGGTCTTGCCGCCATCACCTCTCGATAGACAGTATTCTTAACATAGTCTTTCTTAGGCAATCAAACTCACCTGATTCGTCTTGTCGATCCGATTGTTCCTGATATTGATTGTACCAATCCGCTGCGGTGATCGCCACAGAGTCACACCCTTTTCGAAAATACCGCGCACGGTTCCCTTAAAGGTCTCGGGAATGTCCGCGCGCTCCAAGTAGCACTCAGCCAATTTCCAGTACGTGAACTCGGTCATCAGGGAAAGACGGCTCGGCATCTTGATCCACGTGTTCATCGCATACCCGTAGCGCAGCCAGTAGTCACCAACACGACGAATAGCAGCGTCGGAGAGCAGACGCACGCGACAGTCAATCACCAGCCCGTTGGACACCATCGCGGCTACTGTGCCTGCCGTCTGCCCGATAACAGCGGGCGGAATGACCTGCATGTCCTGCTGCTGTCCGTTGATGCTGGCGATTGCCGCCTCATAGTCGCCGTTAGCGGCGAACTGGGCAAGGTCGTAGTTCGTGTCCCGAACCGTGCGCTGCTGCGTCTGAGAGATCTGTGAGGCGCCGCTGGCCAACTGATTCTGGATGTTCGCCGTCGACTGTGCCTGAGAGTTCTGGATCATCGCACTGATCCCTGCTGTGGCCGCCTGACCAATGCCCGCGCCCACAGCCTGCCCGTTGAGCCCGATCGCACCGCCGAGGGCCGTCATCCCGCCCTGCACCGCCTGAACAGTAGCCCGCATGTTATTGTAACGAGACTGTGAGTCAGCCATTGCGGAATTACCCCACATCGTGTTCTCAGCACCCGCCTGAGTTGCAGCAATCCCTGCGTTAGCGATATCGCGAGACGCCACGGCACTGCGCTGAGCACGGCGCTGCTGCCACTTGGCGGAATTGATCTGCGCAGCGATCGTGTGCGCGTTTGAGGCCAGGTTGTTGAGTCCCGAGTTGTTGAGCACCGAGAATGTGGGGAGTGAGGTATATCCGGTAACCAGATCCCATTCCTCGCCGTACTCATCCTCCTCGTGGGTACTCGGACCAACAAGACGCTTAGAGGCCCACTTGTTGTTGTAGTCCTTGACCGTGAACATTAATTGGGGGTTGGGTGGAACGACATGCCCGTACTGCAGGAGTCCGATACCGGTAGTCATAAGTGACTCAGGGCGAAGTTCCACAGGATTTCCCGTGTAAGTCGTGAGCTCAAGGATGCAGTAGGGGGCGGTCATGAACTTACGAAGTTCCTGATACGCCTTCGGCAGCATGCTCATGACCTCCTTTCGGAAGTCATGATTAGTCAACGGGAAAGCACGATTTACGTAGACGTCGCCGGTACCGACCTTGTACCAACTCACACTCCCGATTCGCGTCGCATTTGTGGGATTCTTGGACACCACACCCTTCGGCACGATAGTCACGGAGCCGATACCCTGGGCGACCCACGGGTACGCGGAGAGCGCGGAGAGCCCTTCAAGATAGTCGTTGCGCGACGTGACCCATACACTGGCTGAGTTGGGAAGCCCCTCGGCCTTTGACCCGTTAGCCATCTTGAACCGGGGGCTCGCAAGGTTCCCCCACTCTGCTGCAAGGTCAATAGTGCTGGTGATGACGACGTCGTAGTCCCCATTGAAGACATCGGCAATCATGCGCCGGTATGAGCGGATGACCTGGTGCTCGCCGCCGACGTCGAGGCCTTCGGGCTGGGCGAGCCATTCTCGACCGTTGTCGTTGAAACTGTCAACGGCAGCGATCCCCATGTGCCCGCGCTCGAGGTAGCAACGGCCAAACTTAACGCGCTGGTAGTACGTTGACCAGACATCGAGTTGAAGTGTTAGTTGTGTGGTGTTAGGTGCTATGTAGTCCACGCTAGTGATGAAGTAGAAGAAGGCATGCGGTGTGTAGCCCTCAAAATTCTTCGAGTCAACGGGGCGGCCGGGATTCTCAACCATTACATAGTTATACTGGTTCGCCTTAGTAAAAGGTGTAGGAATGCGAATCGGCTTGCCTTGAGCAAGATACGTTAGTTGATTTATCTCAACCTTGTTAACCTTGTTGAATGACTTAACGTACTGATAGGGCGTCCAGCCGTAAGCGTCCCAATCAATAATATCGCGATAGGTGTTATCAAACGGCACGTTGCACATGGTAATGACACTGCCTGCGGACCACACCGAGTAATCAAACGACAGCCCCGCGGCGGTCTCTGGCGGGTCACCATAAATCTGTGTCATATTTCCTCCGTTAACAGTAAAACCCCACCATCCCGGAGGATAGTGGGGTGGTTACTGACTCAGTATATCACGCCTGAATCTGGATTGAAATCTCCTTCTTGACGGGCTTAGTGCCGCCAGGGGCAGACTTCGTGTCAACAGTGACCCCAAGCGTCGGGTACCCATTCTTCTCATCGGACCCGATGGTTAGAACACCGTCGTTAGAGATCTTCGTGGCCTTGCTGGTCGCATTCTTGATGTACCAGTCGGTAGCGTATCCCTTGTTGGCGGGCGG